AGGCGGATTGCCATTGAGTCTGGACAAGATGTGGGCGCGGTGTTCATAATACTTACTTCTGTTGAGCTTCTTCAAAATCTGACGGATGTCTTCTTCTGTCAGGTCTGCGATGTTTGTAATGCGCCTCTTGCGGATTTCAAGAATGACTTCATTCATGACATCTTCTGGAATAATCGTAGATTCCTTCGCCTGAAACTGATTGAGAATCTCATTCAGATGGTTGATCTTCTTGTATGCGTAATTGTTCCGCTCCTTCGGAGGATCGCGGAACGACGGGAAATCAGACACAACCAGTGCATACTCTTCCGATCCACACTTGGGACAAACCAAAATACCTTCTGAACTAATCTCCTCACGAGCCGTATTGCACGCAACACAATGTTCCGTCAGTCTCTGGACAGCCTCAGGTCCAGCAGACAACTTCATTCGCTGCACATACTCGTCAAACATCTGTTTGCGAGAGGGACCCGTGTCTGATGCAACCTGACCACTGAAAAACTTCAGAAATGTATTGACATCTTTGGGCATTGCATTCGGCATAGCGGATACAGAGTCCTGCTTCTTGTAGTAATCAATCAGAATGTCCATATTTTTGAGATAGTAGTCTTCCACGGGATTACGATCTGCCATCTCCTTTTCAATCTCGCGCATACGACTCTGAAGCTTATTGGCAAACACAATGTCAGCAATATCGTTTTTCACATGAAGTTCTGAAATCTTGGACTGAATCTCTTCTAACTCTTCACGCAGAACATCCTGCTTTGTGGAGAGTTCGTGTAGGTTCTGAACTATGTCGCGATGAACAGAGTCCAGTGTTCCTGTTGCAGTTGTATTAGCCGTTGTTTCGCGAATTTTTCTGACTCGGAACACGTCCATTTATGAATTCTCTTACTTGGTTCAAGTAAGTTGTATTTTGAAACATGCAAGGTCGTTGGCGTTTTACTGCTGGGTACAAATCCTCCATTTTTACTGAAAAATTCTTACACACATAGGCCAGAGCAAGACTTGCACTGCGGTTCATTCCTGCCTGACAATGAACAAAGACAACACCCTCTCCATCTTTCAGAAATTTATGAAGAGTTTCTTCAAACTTCGGATACCAATCCAGTATATTGGCTGATGTGTCGTCGACTGCATTCATACACGCATATTTATTTGGGTATGAACTACGAAACCAACCAGGAGAATCTTCGGGAAACGCACAGTTAATCACGTGCGTAATCTCATTCTTCCAAGCAAATTGAGGTGTAAGTTGAGCACCTGCACCTACCAGAATCCTAGTATGAAACCATGCTGGATTCTGTCTGAGGTAGGCGGGCTTGATAATCATTGTTTTACTGGTTAGGTTTGCTTCTAACCCAAAAATCCGGAGAGGAACGTGTTAAGGAAATTGGTAAGAACCACGCAAGCGACTCCGAGCACCGCAGCACCCGTCCAGCTGACAACGCCACCCGAGGTGTACGAATTAGGAACATACTGGAGAAGAAGACTGCGAGGTGTGGAAAGGGAAACGATTGCACCTGCAAGGAAGATGGAAATGTAAAGAGTGGTGTGAGAGAACATGAAGCGCATCGCGGGAAGACTAGGCTTGAAAGAAGGAACCAATCCTGAGTGACCCGGTGTAGGAACACTAGGCATAGGAACGATGGGCGGCTGAGACTGCGGTCCCTGCGGGGAAGGAAGAAGAGCGTCCAGTGAAGTGGCGTCGTCCATTGTTTTATGTAGAAGAGGAGGTTTCACAAGCTGAATCTTCCACGCGATATACGTAGCATTTTCCATCAACCTTCGCCACCTTTTCTGTGATTTCTTTCAGAGGAAGGGCAGGTATCTTGACAGAAAGGTAATCGCGATGATAAATGATGACCGAGATACCGAGTCCAATCAAAAATGAGAAAAACGGCCCTGCTCGGTGAATCGCCTTGGCAACACGTTCTCCTGTGACGAACTTCATTGTTTATCTGCGAGCAAATTCAGAGAATCGGCATCGTCGGTGCACGGAACCTCTTCTGAGATGAAACGAACACAACCATTTTCCGTGTGATACGTACTCTTATCGTGAGGCTGAGGCAGAACCTTAACCTTTCGCGTGGGAGGGATCATGACTGTTCCAATCAAGAGGCCTATAATGACCCCTGCAACGACCCAGTGGACTTCGAGCATTTCCTTATTTAGGGAACGGCATATTTTGAATCCACGTGCGGCCAAAGAAAAAGGTGAACGTTATTAAAAATCCGGAATAGGGAATGAATGCGGCAATCGCCGTGGGCAAGTAGGTCCAGTATCCAAATCCTTCTGCCTTGAACGACATGAAGGTGATAAAAATGCTCAACACGTAGAGAATACTTCCTAGAAAAATGGCAACATATTGGGAAACTCCGAATATAGCTCCGATTAGCGAAAAATCAGGGATCAACGCTTTCTTCGCATCAAACTTGGGAGTTACGGGTCCAGCGGGACCAGTTTCAAACTTTCCTCCTTCCGGAATCTCCATGATCTGTCGCTTTCCGCTGTTATCAATGTATTTCACAGTAAGTCTGCGGCCCTTTATCATAGTCGAAGCAGCTTGTGCCTCTCGTTCCTTCTCTTCCAAGCGCTCTCGCTTAAACTCAGCTGTTTTTGCGTCTACACATTGCTTGTCATTGGGATTCCCACAATCTTTGGCTGCTCTTTTTTGTGCATTCGATTCTTCGTCCTTTGACAATTCAATTTTCTCACTGACCAGCGTGAACGGAAGAAGAGAGGAATCAACAGGTACGGAATAATTTCCGTTGGAGGAAGCTTTTGCTTGAAGAGACGATGTGACGTTGACTCTTGAACGCTCGTCCCCCAAATAAGCGGATTCTATTGTGACTCCCATTGTTATGATGTGAATACAAGATTGCCAAGACCAGAAACGATGCGAAGGAAATTCATTGACTCAACGTAGACACCCGTATTATAGGTGTACGTAAAGATGATGTTATCATTCGTCTGAATAACCGAGACAATCTCAGAAGGATCGTAGAGTCCCTGCTGTGCTGCGGGGATCACAACGGGATTCGGACTGAATAACGTAGACCTGAGAACGCAGACAGGAGTTGTGCTTGTAGACGAAGTGGAACTGGGAAGAGGCTGCTGCATATTGAGGCGAAGGACAACGGTGTTAAACGCGCTTCCGTTAATGGCACCAGACGGCTGATACTGATCGTGATCAAGAGCAAACGAATACATGTATACACCGGGAAGACGAGGCACATCTCCCGTTGTATGACGATACATCTGAAGCAGAGAGAAATACGAAGTAGGCTTCGTCTGGAAACGTTCCTTTCCATCAAGAAGCAGGACTGCATCAGCAATCGTATCTCTGGGATATACTGAACTTACCTGCTGCTGACCAGACGTATAAAGCTGCGTGCTTATAGTGGAGGTCATTGCATTCCACGGCGCTTGATCGGGATTTTCCCAGTTCGTATAGTTGTCCCAATCATTCAAGAGAAACCTATCCGAACGCTGCCCTGAAAATATAATGCGAGTCACCAAGTTGAACATCGGTATCTTCAGATCGGTATTTGCTCCAAACTGACCTTCTGCATTGACGTACCGCACTGTCTTCACGAGAATCGTTGTATCTGCGCGAGCAACCTGATTCATTTCCGCTTCCGTCAGATAGATAAAATTACCCTCAATGTACGGGTCGGGAAAGAATGTCGAAAGGGTTGGATTGGATGGTAGTCCAGTGGAAAGAGGAGGAGACAAGAAAAGGCCGATCTTCGTGAAGTCGTCTCCCGTAGGCTTAATACGCTGTCCGTACGTAGAATTAGCAGGATTGACGTCTATGACCGTATAAAGATCGTTGAGTGCACGTAAAGTGACATCAATATAGACCTCAGAATTTTGAAGCGCAACAAGAGGAAGAACCGTTCCTGGATTCTCGCAGAACCAAAAGTGAAGAGGAATTACCAACTGACGACTACGGATACTAGGTTCGGGAACCTTTGTCAGGGGTCCAGAAGAGGGAAGTGTAACTCCCGCGATTGCGTGAGGGTACTGATTCTGACGATCGTATGCATTGGAAGGATCGTAGATTTCAGGTACATTTCCTATCATCTGATCCACAATATCACGCTTGTTCTTATCGTGTGTGAGATAGGAGTACAGTTTCAGCCATTCTCCCCGAAGAGTCTGAATGACTTGACCATTCATGCGCAGGTTGACATGATCAATCATGTTGTAACCGATATTCTTGATCCACTCGAACTCGTATCCAATTGAATTTGCGCCGTCTATATTGTGATATCCACTAGGGAGTGTGGGATTCAACCCAAGATACTTCAAAGGAGACCAAATATCAGGTAGCGTGATAACCAAATAGGTATCATGCAGAAGCTGTGCAAACCGATCAATCCGACACGACAGTGTTCGTGTCTGGTTTGTCGCGAATTCTAGGTTTGAACTTGTGAACGACATCCGAATGGATTCCATCGCAAAGTTGGTGTGTCGCCGATAGACTGCTCGAAAATGAGTCATGGAAGGATTTCCATTGACCAATTCATTTTGAGCACCCACGCCAACCAATTGAATGAGGCCGCCAGGCATTTGTATTAACCTCTTAACTATTTTCTTCCACTAAACCGAGAAATCGTATATAAATTGCTAGTCCGGTCAGTCCTAAGATACACTGGATACATACCGGGATGGGAGGCTCCATACTCTTATCCAACAATTCCGTTATGGACGCTCATTGGGAACTGACGAGTCAGGTGGATATCCTTGACGTTCACTACGGTCAACACACCCGGAACACTAGCAGCACATGCACTGCAGAAACTAGAATACGACGCACGACCTGGTGCCGTTCCAGGAGCTCCTGGACTCGGAAGAATAAACCGCTCACGTTGGGTTGCAGAATTTGCTACCGTAGAAAGGTAGACACTGTTCGTTTTCCCATTCTGGGGAGGAGGGGTGCTGTAAAATGTTGAAGCGAGAATCTGACGTTTCTTCTTAGTCACGTAATCTTGCATGGAGTTCACCTGCATTTGTTTCAATCGTAAGAGATGTTATTTATACGCGAGGTCGTTCAATTATACAAATGAAGATTGTCTTTATGAGCACACATACCGATCAGATCATCGGTTACTCAAAGGTCGCTTACAACATGCTGAAGCAGCTTGCTACTTTGGCTCCCCGCGTTAAGACCTTCCATTTTGGATTCCAACGTCATCAGAGTATGACAGGAATGCGTAAGCTTCCCGCAGGAATCATTCAGTACGATGCAGCTGCAAATGAGGATCCGAAGGAGGAGGGATTCGGTTTCAATAAGGTTCAAGACTATCTTGACATGGTTAGCCCTGATATCGTGATGGTTTACAATGATCCTCTCATCGTCAATCGGTTTATTGAGGCTATGAAGCACGATAAGAATACCTCTCAGTACAAGCTTTGGGTTTATCTTGACCAGGTGTACGATGGTATTCCCACTCCTCTTCTTGAGAACATCAATAAGCATGCCGACCGAATCTATTGCTTCACGGATATCTGGCGTCAGCGTCTTCTTTCAAACATTTCTGCTCCCGACGTTCGTGTGATTGAGCATGCAGTAGATCCTACTGTTTTCCACAAGCTCACCTTTGATGTTCGCGCTTCCGTTCGCAAGTCTATGGGAATTCCGAAGGATGCGGTTGTATTCCTGAACGCTAATCGGAATAGTCAGCGAAAGCGACTGGATCTCTCTATTCAGGGGTTTGCTCGTCACCTGAAGACACACGATAACTCCTACTTTGTTCTGATTACGGGAGCATCTCTTCAGCAGGGTGCCTACTACGATATTCAGCGCATCTTCCTCCGAGAGCTTCAGCTTCACGGACTCCCCGAGATTTATATGACTCGCCTTGTATTGGTTGATACGAATCAGACTGCCATTCCCGACGAGGGAATCAACCAGATTTACAATTCTACGGACATTGGTGTGAACACCTCTGACGGAGAGGGATTCGGACTTTGCCAGCTCGAGCATCTGTATACGGGAGCGCCTCAGATTGTAACTGACGTCGGAAGCTATCGCACGTTCCTCGACGAGTCTGTTGCAGTGTTTATTCCTCCGAAGCACGATGTTTACTTTGCAGGCACGATGCCTATGGGTGGATGGTCTCCTTCGTTCTCTCCCGATGATGTTGGTGATGCTATGGACAAGGCAGTTGCTAATCTAGAGACTATGAGCGAGGCTGCCAAGTCATACAAGTTCAAGTCTTGGGCAACTGTGTGCGACAATTGGCTCGAGGACCTTCTTGATGCTTAAACAAGAATCCACTTGATTTGAGTATCCGAGATACGCTGACCGACTCGCAATAAGCGGTTATTATCTCCGAACGCTTGTTCATCAAAAATCTCCTTGGAGACATCATCATAATAAAACACAAGACCACGAACAGAGATCTTCTGAAGTCTACGACGTTTGCGAATGGTGTTTCGTTCCATCGTAGAATCAGTATCCTCCGTCTTAATACTCGGTTTGAAAGCAAGATCTTCTCCCGTTGCACTGCTATCAAATCTCATACACGAAACCACAGGTTGTTCGCGACTATGAAGCTTCCGATGAACTTCGCAGTCGACGGCCGCTTGTTTGAGCAGAGTAGAAATACGCTTGTTCACGGCATCCTTCTCATAAGAGATTTCATAGAGATACTCGTCCGTAGACATGAAGGTTTCTACGGGATCTTTTTCGTATTGTTTCATCATCATATCCGTACGACGAACAGCCACAACGTTGCTCGCTTCTTCGGTAGATTTTGCCTGTGCATCTGTGAATACACTGACGTAGAAACTCACACGAACAGTACGATCTTCCATAGGCAGTCCCGCGTGAGAGCAAATACGAACTGCACGACCAATGACCTGCTCGTGACGTGCGGGATTCCAGTGGGGCTCCATAATATGAACGTGACGGACGTTGAGAAGTGTAATACCTTCTGCACCGGCGGAAGAAGCCATAAATGCGCACAGAATCTTCTTGGGCATAGCCTCTACGGCTGCCTTCAAAGTAGGAGGGAAGCCAGGTTCATACACTCCATTGAAAATCTGACGCAGATATTCACGTTCTGTATCGTTTTCTCCCGTCCCACCCACGAAGAACGCATACGAAGGTTTCTCCATGTTCATGGACTTGTCTATCGTCCACTGACCATTCTCCTGCTTGATTCGGAACCGCTGCCATCCTGCGTGGTCTAAGATCGCACTCATAAGTCCAAGTCCTTCCAGAGACTGATACTGCGAATAGACGAACTGGTTCTTCCACTTGTCCTTCTCAATACTTTTCAATATTTCAAGCATCTTCGGGCTGAAGGTTTTCAGTGCCTTCTCAGAAAGATAGCGTTCCGGTTCAGAACGAAGCTTTTCTATCACCAAGTCCTTTGATCGTGTCAGTATCTTCGCATACATAGCCTTGCTCATCTTTTCGCCCTCTTTCAAAGACTCGGTTTGTTCACTCTTGGCTTCTTCCTTGGCCATCGCACGCAACTCCTGAGGAACGGCATAGTTGCACGCCAGACGAGAATTGACGCGAAACATCTTCATTTCGTCATCCTTTGTTCCAATCGTTGCTTTCTGCTTGCTTTTCTTGATTTCATCAAACCGAACCGTCAGGTAATAGTTGAACTGTTCGCTAGACATTTCCACTTTGTGAAGCATCTTATCCGAGTCCACAACTTTGGGCAACATACGTTCATCAGCACCTTTGAAATACGAAACCAATCCCTGAATGCGGCGCTGGAACAGACCAGGGTTCTTTATTTGAAGACCATCGAGAAACGTAGATGCGAATTCATCAAAATCTGTCGGAAGACATTCGAGCTTTTCTACTGTCGTACGTTCCGATGAAAGTTCAGCTCCTCCTACTTTCTCTTCAAAGTCTGCTTTCCAGCTGTTGACCCAGTCCATAGGAACTCCAATGTGTTTCATGCTGTCCATATACTGCACAGCAATGCGGTCAGACTTTTCATTGTACACGTTGCGGAACTTCGGAGGGTTTCGCGTCACAAGAATGTACTTCTTTAACGAATTGAATTCAATCGTATCAATGTCGGGAACTTCACGCAGAACGTTCTTCATCTTCTCTTCATCCCACGTGACAATAGACTTCACAGGAATCACATACCGGTCAATAGGACCACGAAGCAGATTCATCAAGAATGCGATTTCGTTCGGACGGTTAATGACGGGCGTACCGGAGAGGGCGACCACTTTGCAGTTAGTTGCCTCGTAGAGTCGCTCGTAGAGTTTTCCTGCGATTTCTGATTCGTTGATGACTCGCGAGACGAAGTTGTGGACCTCATCAATGATAACAACGCTGTCCGAATACGGATTAGAGCCATCCTCAGGGACATACTTTGCTATGTTGCTAGA